TAGTTATGTCAAGCCCCCTACATACCTGCTTGGAACCTATTCCATTCTATAGCATTCTTAATTTGATACGTTCTATTAGATACATTCCTAATAATCTCCTCAAGAAACTTTAGAGTAGCATCATAATATCTAATCTTTAAGTCTATTGTAGTTAATCTCTCATCTGCTTCCAGGTGCCTTTGTATTGCATCTTTTTCCCTAACCTTATACGGAAATGGTTCTTCAACATATGCCTCTGCTGGTGCTTTTCCTGTATAGAAATTATACCTTTCTAATTTTATCTTGCTATATTGATCTCTTGCTTTCTCACGCAATAAGGTAATTGTATTATAGATTGTATAATACTTTGAATGTAAAACTGGGATTTTTAAAGATTCATCATGTAGATTATCAGGGTCAATGACAGCATCACGCTCCCACATCTCCTGAATTTTGTCAAGGTTCATAAGCGAGTTCTACCATCTGGTCCTACTATACTATACACAGTATACTTGAAAGTAGCGTCTGCTGTAAAGTACTGTATGTCAGTTACTGAAGTGTCAAACTCTAAAGATGATAATGATGTAGGGAATAAATCATTAAATTTGACAACAGCACTTGTTCTATAGTTACTATTGAGTATTGTTAAACTTCCATCACTGAACTGAAGATTCATATCTCCAGTAGTTTCTGTTTTAAATTGCTGTGTACTTTCTGGATAACCAATACCAGTAATCCAGTTATGGATTGCCATATAATTTTTTAAATCTTCATCAACTAAAAATCTTACACGTAAATCAGCAAATTGAATTTTCTCACCAGGAACATCAATATCCTTTAGATAACTTGGTTGAACTGTTGTCTCAAAACTAATCTCTGGAATAGTAGCACTAGTACAAAAGAATGAAACCTTTGGTTCCTTTGTCATTTGAAACTGAAATCCAGCAGGAGATAGGAAATTCCTGTTAGTTAATTGATTTGCGAACGCTGTTGCCATCGGTTAACCTCCGTTACCTCCACCATTTGAACCGTTACCATTGCCACCGTTGCCAGAACTGCTGCCATTAGAAGTCCCATTAGATGGTTTTCCATTCTGTCCATTGTCCTCATCCTCATCTTTTGCCAAATAACCAGCACGACCTACGTGCCATCCTTTAGGAACTGGCATACACTTTTCTCTAGTGTGACAATAATATTCCCCTGAAGGACAACGTTTTGATGCTGCTTCTTCTATAAATTTATCAAATTCTTTAGTCATTCAAAATTTGCTCATACCATTGTTCACTCATACCCATGATGATGTTACCTGCCATATCAGTATTCTCAGCGTATCCTTCACGAATCAGATAATCAGTAATCTTTTTCGTGCGTTCATGTGCTTCTTTTAAGTCTTTAGGTGTAAAGTCCTTCATGTTCTTATTATAGTCGTACTTGTATTTAGTTACTCTTTTATCCAACTGGCATTATTCATACCACCATTCTTTCCATCAGGATTTGCTACTGCTGCTTCGACACTTGCTTTTGATGTGTATTTCTTTCGTTTTGAATAATCATCACTCCAACTTACACCACCTTTAAAGTAAATATCATTACTAGTTAATGATGCTTTCTTTTTTATATGATAGTATGCCATTAGTCCACACAGGTCTCCTGGTGTATTTAGACAAAAAAGAGGGGGGGTGTTAAACCCCTAGTGCCTCTTCCAAAGCTGAATTGTATTTGGGTCTGTGTCTATATTCTTTGGCAACAGTTTCCCAACCACGACCAACTTTGGTTCCTTTTTCATCTTCCATATACTTATCAATCCAGTATAAGATATATGAAACAGTACGATCCATATTATCCCAACGAGTATCTCTACAGATACTAGTATCTTTAAAGAACTTTCCAGTCTTCCACTCTTCTACTATGTGAGTAACACCATCCCATTCCGCTTCACCTGTAGCAGTAAGACCTGAACTATTTTGAATACAAGTCCATGCGTGAATCAACATTTGATTCTTAGGACCATAATGACGTAAACTCAAAAGAGCAGCAGCAATAAATGGTTGACACCATGCATCTTTTTTAGTCATCAATTCATCAAGTGTTTGAAGGCAACCATTCATCATCCAATAAGAAAGTTCATCTCTCAATTGTTCTGCACTTTTAATATTGGTTTGATTCCAATCAGTTGGTTTAACAAAATGACATGCTTTATTCATTCCCGAAAGAATTTGTCCTTGTGTTAACTTCTCTGACTTTGGAGAGTAATCATAGAACCCTGTAAGGATACCATATATCTTTTGCTGATTCTTTTCAGTAGCTTCAGCAGAATCAAAGCAATCATATGCTGCTTTAATTTGATCTAAATCTTCATAATCATATATGATTGCTACTAACTTTTCTGGAAGATAATCAGATCCTCCTTGTTCCCAATTCATTGCACGAGTGTTGCCGTCATTTCTAAAAACCATACCCTTGGGATATAATTTTCCTGCTACAATGCAATCTTTTGTAAGTCTAACCAGATGTACAATACAATGTTCTGGTCTAACCTCCCTTAAATACTTTCTTGCCTTACCTAATCTTGCCTCTGTATTTCTCTGACAAGGAACTTCTGGTAAGTTCAAAAATTTTTGCAACGAATAGTTGCTATTCACTGAAATATTTCCAGTAAAATCTTTGGATTCCATTTTTTTAACCTATAATAACCCACTCACATATCATCAACCCTAAAGAAGATGGCATCTTGCGATGCGGAGTTTGTGGTTTAACTAGAATATTATACATCAACATAAAAAAAAGTCAACCCCCGAAGGAGTTGACTTTGAAAAGATATAAGCGTCTCGCTTACATTAGGTTGTTAACAGTTACACGTCTGTAGTAACGGTTTGAGTTAACCTTGATTGCACCGAGTCCAGCAGAAGCTGCATCTCCTTCAGCAAATGGGTTAGCAACAACACCATAACGAGTCTTAAACCCGATTTTTGGTTGGAATGTATCCTGACCCACTGCACGAACCATCTGTAGAGGAACGTAAGGGCAATAGAATAATCCAGCATCATAAGGTGAAGTACCTTTGTATCCAGCAACGTAGTACTGATTATCAGATACGTTAGATGAATAAGGGTCGATGTATACCTTGAACTTACCGCCAAGTACACCAGCAAATGTATTGCCTGTGTCATCAACGTTAAGGTTAGCGTTAAGTGCAGGAGTGTAGTCCAGAACACCAGCCATTGTTAGTGCAGAAGCAACGTCAGCAGAGCACATAACAATGTTACCCTTTCCACGACGAGTTTCTTGAGCGATTGCGTTAGCGTCTCTTTCAATCTGGAAGATTAGTCCCTTGAACTTCTCAACTGACCATCTACCATTGGAGTCAACGTCTAAGTCAAACTTACCAGCAGTAGCGGTGTTGTTTTGTGCACCAGACTTAGCAACCTTGTAGATTGTACGGATGATTTCACGGTTGATTTCAGCAAGAATCTCTGTAGAGAGAATGTTTGCTAATTCCGCTTCAGCATTTAATCCGTGGATTGCTTTCAAGTCCTGAGCAAGCTCTAGTGAGTACTCAGCTTTTAACGCACGAGATTTCGCAGTAACTGTTACTTTCTCGATGCTGAATGCCATTTCTTGGAAATGGTTGCCAGAACCGTCTCCTAGTGCTTCAGCACGGTCTGTACGCATACCTTGTCCAACTTTATACCCATATTGAGTAGATGCAGTTGAAGGGTTTAGTGCAGAAGGATCGGAAGACTGAGTTCCACCAGTTGTACCCAAACCAACAGTAGTGGTAGAAGTACCATGTCCGTCAGTAAGTGAACCACCAGAGTTCTGTCCAGAGAATGCTGTGTCTGCTTCGTTGAATAGTGCTTCTGCTCCATCCTGAGTAGCGTAACGGCTTCTCATTGCGAAAATAAGTCCTGTTGGACCGTTCATTGGTTGTACACCAGCCAAGTCATAAGCGACTAGGTTAGGCATAGAACGACGGATAAGACTTATTAGTACAGGGTCGAAACCACCAAGTGTGTTTGCGTCACCTGAACTTGTGTAACCACCATTACCAACACTGTTGGTAGGAGCGGCTTCATGAAGAAATTCTTTCTCTTCACGTAATGCTTGTTCTTGGTTCTCTAGAAGAACTGCAGTTACCATACGACGATGAGGATCTTTGATTGAATCTAGACCTTCGTAGTCGAGTAATGGTGCCCACTTCTCCTGCAGAACCTCTTGATTAATAGGGGCTTGCATTTGAAATTTTTACCTCTTGTAAAAAAATTAGTTTGAACTATAATTTAAAATTCACTTTTTAGAAAGTTGTCCCAAGGACCTCATGTATGCTTCCATTGTTCTGGAAACAGGTGCGTCAGGTGCAGATTCTACACCTTCAGAAAGGTTCTCTGACTGTACTTTCTTTGTAGGAGTGCCAGGATTAGCTGGGAAATAAGATTCCCTCAGTGTCTCTAGCTTCTCACGATAGTCTGACTCACTTTCAAACTCAATATTTTCAGCAAGAGATTGAAGCTTTTCTTTCTGTGAAAGTGCTAGACCTTCAACAACTTCAGCAAAAATTACATCTGCTGTAGATTCGGCTAATCTCTTATTGAGCATGACATTATTGTCTATTTGCTCATTGAGTTTATTTTCCATTTCATCAAGTTTTTCTACCATGCTATTAAGTACATCGTATTTGTCTTCAGGGATTGTTACATAATGATCTTCAAATAGTGACTTCATCCCACTTAAGAAGGATTCTGTCATTTCTGTTTTGAGTCCGTTCTCGATTGCAAGGTGGTTCTCATTAACCCACTCAGTTGCAACGTATTCAAGATAGGAATCAAGTCTTTCGGTTAAACCTTCTTTGATTACTTGTACGTCTTCTACAAGTTGCTCTTCATAAGAAGATTGTAATTCTTCCTTGATGGTGTCAACCTTAGTTCTGATTGCAGCCTCAAAGATAGTCCGTGCTTTGTTAGTGAACTCTTCGGAAAGTTCTTCGCCAGCAATAAGAGCATTGAGGTCTTCTTCGACATCAATTTTCTCTTCTTCTATTGCATCTTCAGCGACAACTTCTT